CAGGCAGCCAGAGCCACAGGCAGCCAGAGCCACGGCCAGAGCCACGGCCAGAGCCACGGCCAGAGCCACGGCCCACAACCCCCCCTAGTGGGGGACACAACCCTTGCCTCCAATTACTACCCTAGGGGGGGTGCGATCAGGACCGGGACCGGGGCCATGACCGGGGCCATGACCGGGGCCATGACCGGGGCCATGACCGGGACCATGACCGGGACCATGACCGGGACCGGGACCGGGGCCACCCCTCCCCTCCAGTGGGGGTGGCTGTATACCCTCTCCCCTCCAGCAGGGGGTCTGTACACCCCCTCCCCTCCAGTGGGGGGACTGTACACCCGCTCCCCTCCAGTGGGGGGGCTGTACACCCGCTCCCCTCCAGTGGGGGGGCTGTACACCCCACACCCCCCACCGGGGCTCCCCTCCAGTGGGGGGTTGGTAAAAAAATCGAAAATTTTCGCTCACGCGCCTGTGGGGCCCAGCAACGGGCCCCCTTGTTGGGCAAATATAGGAAAATTTTTTACATCCACCTAGAGGCGCCGTTCTTTCCGTGCTGTTTGTCATGGCACGGGGTGCAAATAGACACGAGGTTCTCGGGTGCAAGCCTGAGGTCTGGCCTGACCTCTATCTCTATCTTGTGGTGAACCTCCGTTGCAACAGTGGCTTTTCCCGCTGCAAAGCATATCTCACACAGTGGTCGCTCTTTCCTTATCCGCTCTGACAGCTTCCGCCACTGGTGGTCATAGTTACCTTTGGTTTTCTTGGGGCAGCATTTTGCACATGGTGGATTTTTAACAGCAGCACCGCATTTACACAATCTCAGCATTCCAGGGTCCTTGTTAGTGTGGTCTTTGCAAAATTTTTTAGAGGTGATATTTTTTTCCAGACCGGTTAAGCATTATTTCCGGTCCCTTTATAGGGGCTCCTGTGGCCTCTCTAACGAACCAAGGGCCAGACATGACTCGTATGTCACGCCTGGCCCCGGAGGCTCTTAGAGTGGACGCTAGGCCCCTTCTTGTCGATTTCCTAGCTCAGTCCGTTGATGTTAACGTTCTGGATGTCGTTATTAACCATGCTAACCATCCTTACGGCTGTGAAGTTCTGGTCGGATGGGTAGACCTGATTTCGGATGACAGCATAAGCATCGCTTGTGCCGTCTCCCATCAACCAGACCTGAGTATTCCGGGCGCATCCATAGTCGTTCAACTGGAAGTTGGAGTTGCTAAAGTTGTACCCGGTCTGCCTCCACAGGCTGCCGATCTTGTAGTCGATTAGCCACTGCTTCGGGTCACGGATCATCATCTTTACCTCAGACTCGCTTGGCATGGCCTCATTAAGGTTGAGGTTAGTGATAACCATTGAAGCAACTTTTCCTTGGAAGCTGCGATTGCTATCGCGACCACCAATAAAAGTGTTGCCAGCGACGCTGCGGTTCATGCGATTGCCAGTAGCGACCCACCGCGATGAGATACTGCGGTTGCCTCCATCGAGCGTATCGAGTTCTGTGCTGGAGTCCGTCACGTAGATGTCAAAGGCGCTAGCAAGGTTTGCTGGTGTAGCATCACCAGACGAGAACCTAGGCCCTCGGTGAGCAACGTACACCCCATACCAGCGGTTTGTGTTGAGCGGATCGTCTTTGATCTTGCACTCGTTGTTACCTCCGTCGATACCCCAACCGAAATAAAGGTGTCCGTCAGAGTTCAAGCGGAGGTAGATGTTATCACCGTTGACGCCTTCGCCGTGGTTCCAGATGTGCTGGTTGCTTGAATTGCCGTTAGGCTTAAACACGACTGCTGTTGCCCATGGGCGAGCATCCGAGTCGTTTGATGTCAGGCTTGCATCGGATGAATGCTCAGGGACGGTAATGCCAGTAGGCAGATTCATGACGTTATTGTACTGGGTGCCACCGCCCTCTTGGTGCATCCTCTCGTTGCTGCCACTAAAGTCAATCGCCTTTGTCCAAGGGGTCAAGATAGTTGCAGGCGCCGAAGGGATGTCAATGACCTGCATACCGCTTGTAGTGATAAGCATTGATCCACCAGACTTTGTTGCAAACACCAGCGGGAGAGTGCCCGACTGAGCGGTGTAGCCCTCAACCTTGTACACCTTGGATGCGTCAAGTTCAGACACATGCCTGGAGGTTAAGTCAGTAAGGTCGCTGGTCCTAATAACCACAAGATCGGTTCCGTCCCACTCAATTGCTTGGTGATAGTATGAAGCCTTTGGCGAACTCATGATCGTAACGTGATTTGCGTCGGGCCCACCACCTACGCTCAGGGACACCTTGTGGTAATATTCGCCGGTCCACTCCCACCGCATCACTGCATCGAAGTCGTTGTGTATGTCGACTTCACTCCAGTCAGCATCTGATGCTGGAACCCCAAAGTAAGCCTTGTCAAGCGACCCGTCAAGCTGAGACAGCACGTTCGCGTTGATCCAAGATGTCGGAACAACATAACGCTTCCCAACCTCAAGGCCACCGTCAATGCCCGCCACGCTATCCGATGCGAGCGACCCGTCATTATTGACGCTGCCATGCTCAAGGGTGAAGCCAGCAGGAACTGTTGCAGGTGCGGTCAGGTTGTTAACGATAAGCGTCAACTGTCCCGTGCTGCTTCCATAGCTGTTCGTGCGGACCACATCAATCACATAGCTGTCGCTTGGGTTGGTCACATTATCGTCAGCAACCGTTGGGGCGGTTCCGCCGATCATGCCAGCACCCAAGTCAACCAGCCCAGCAGGGAGGTTGGTGAAGGTCGTGACGTATGCAGTATCAACAGGCTGGGTCTGGTAATTGACAGATGAGTCCTCTGATACAGTCAGGTCGTATGCACTGAATGAAGGCGGAGCAAGGTCAGCATTGTTGAGGCTTGTGATCTCAGTCCAGTTGATTGCGTTACCGTCAAAAGTCATGCCCTGACCCACCGGCGAGACACCATGGGACATGCTGTGAGAGGTGTTGGGCATGTACCAAGTCGTGTTTGCTGGATCATCGGGGTACACATGAGCATGACTCCCGTTGTCCACGCCGGCCTCAGTCAGCTCATAGTAGTCTGCCTCTGCCTCGGTTGCGAACAGTGGGTAGTCATAGTAACCGTCTGGAGACTCGATGTAACGAAAGTACATCACAGGTGCGGCGGGTGCAAGCAGGTGAATCTTTGGCACAGTGTGTAGACGCCCGCGAGTTCCATATATCTTCACTCCAAGCTTGAACTCCTGTCCGTCCTGGACGGCAAACGATGATCGTTGGATCTGCTGCCACGCCGACTCGCTCACGTCCCAGTAGCTGATCTCGATGTAACCATTGGCGTCAAGGCCGACCTTCATCTTGATGGGCGCGTCTGCAATGTAGTTCACGCGCTCATCACTGGTGCCGAAGCTGTACCAGCCGCTTCGGATCGAAGCAGAGGTGTTCTGTCCGTAGTAGGTCCAGGGGCCTTTGTTTCCAGAATGGAACCAGTGGCTGTGCAGGTACCCCCAGTGTGCCGAGTTGGCAACGCCGTCACAGAACCTGTTAGGGTCGCCATAGGAGTCAGCGCCATGCTCGACATCCCCGTCAACCTGAACAAGGCCGAAACCCATGCTGTCAGTCACGCGAATGTCAAACGTGAAGTATTCGCCAGCTTGGTCGATGGTGTCGCTTGATAGCCAGCCACACTTGTTGTAGTGAGATGCACTAGATGCGAGTATGTCGTCACCAACTGGGTTGATCGCGTTGTCGCCAACGGAGCTGCCACTTGCCAGAACGCCACCGACATCGGCAACCATAGTTGCATATGGATCGCTGATAACTACGCTCTCAAATGCGCCAACAGTGAACAGTTCGTTCAATGCGTTGACAACATCATTAGGACCGCCGGAGATAAAGTCTCCATTGATCTGAAGGTTCTCGTGGGGGCAGTCCTCGTAGTGAACAATGGCGTTTCCGCTGTGGTCTGCCGAGAGGATGTCAACAAGTCCATCTGGACCCAGGACAGCCTTTAGCGTGTTCACGCCAAAGTTTTCGCCATTGTCAACCATGATGGTTGTGCTTGTGGCGTCTAAAACAAAGTTAGGGTGTTCGTCAAGCGAAGGACGAACGGCGCCACCGGCAGAGTAGTTTGATGCTTCGTTGTTAATGTAGGTAGCAACCTCTGCTACCGTGTAGCCAAGGTCTGCAATAAGGTTCTCGCCAGATTGGTTTTGAATCCTCGTGGCCTTGAGCCTGCGGAACAGCTTGCGGAACGTAACGCCGTCACGCTCTGTTCTGTCGGTTCTTTGGATAACAATTCTGTCGGTCTCGTCTGCCTTAACCGTTGCGATGATTGTCCCAAGAAACTTTGGCTCAACAGTTGAGCCATCAAAGAAGATGCAACCCTTGTTGCTGTCTCCGTAAATTTGTACTTTTGCCATGTTGTTATTCCTTAGGATTGGATGTACCAAGTAAGGGCTCGCATACGAAGCGTGCCTTCAACTGTTGAACGGACCTGAAAGCGACACTTACCAGCATCACCAACGCCATTGGTGTCAATGGTGTCACCGACGAAGAACGAAAGCATTGGTTCTGCGTCATACTCGACATCTGCTCCGTTGTTCATATTGAGAGACACGTCTGCAATTGGAAATTGTTCACTCGGGGTCGTTCCACTGTGTCGATCAAAGAGCAGGCGCGTTTCTAGTTGCGCTTCGTCAACGTCCGGTTCGAACGTGAGCGATGCACGGAAGTTAACGGACGCGCGTGTTGTCAACCCTTCGACGAGAAAGACAACTGGGTCTGCAGATGTACCGGCGCCAGTATGCCCAACAGCATTTGCAACCTTCATTAGAGATGGCCTGTTGTCGAAGTTGCCAAGCGCGTCTACGTCGAAGTTGATATCCAGCCACTGGTCAACATCGTCTTCGCCGATCTCGGTAACCGTGGGTACGGCACCTGTGAAGTAGAAGTTAGTCAGAAGCCCGTAGTATCCTTGTATGTCGTCGGCAACAAGATCACTGAGGACATCATTATCACTGCTTACAAACTCTGCTCCGTTGTGAATAAGAACCTGGTCCGCCGTGCCGCTTGGCATGTGTTCAGAGTCGTGTGATGGTGGGGCGGGGCTTGCTCTGTGAACAATCTTGGCCAAGAGATTCCCGTTTGATTCCTTGATCTCAAATATATAGAGAGTTCCGCCGAGCCCGTCGACGCTTGTTCCCTCAAACACGCCCGTAGACACTTCCGTAAGAGGTATGTCTGTCTCAACTACCTCCCGGTGCCTAACGTTCTTGATGTCGAGAGTCATACCCGACTGACCTGCAAAATCTGGCAGGTCCAATGTAATGAAAGCCATTAAAATAATCCCTTAACGTGGGTTAAAAAGAATGCCCCCGCAGGGGCAGTTGTTCTTGATTGACTAGCCGAGCCATGGCGGAGTGCATGAAGACGGAGGAGACGTCTGTGTCAAGCTGAACACCGTTTGAGCCGGATCAGATGAGGTTATGCTTACTACCTGCCCAACCGGGGTGTCGTAGTTCGCTGGAGGCAGGAGGTCGAGTAGGTAAACTCCGCTGTCAAGATTAAAAACAACCTCTCCGTCGACTCCGGTAGTCAGGGAGAGTGTGGTTCCATCGACGTTGATCCTGGCGCCTTGCAGGGCAAGCCCGCTGCTGTCCTGAACCCTAACTGACGCTTGGAACATTCCCTCGCCGCCCGCCGACTGGTTTGTCAGGTCTGTTGTTGTGTCAACAAGCGTAACGTGGGCAACAGTGTCGGTAGCCGGGTCGAACGTGCTTATTCCCGCAAGGTCCGCCCAGAATGCCTCCGCCCTTGTCCCGTCAGTGAAGTAGTCATAGATGTCTGAGGCTGAATCTCCGCCGCCTCCCCCACCGCCGTTCGTAAGGTCCGTGGTCGTGTCCACGAGGGTCACGTGGGCCACCACATCAGATGCAGGGTCAAAGTCGTTCAGGCCACCGATTGCCGCTGTAATGACCCCCTGTGACGCCGTGACGTCTGCTGGCGTTGCAAACCCAGTTGCTGTTGCCCAATCGCCTTGATTGCCCTGGAGTTCGTTTGTGTCAGCCAAGATAGCTGAAATGCTGGCATTGTCTGGTGCCACGGTGTTGAACCCTGTTGCAGTCAACCAGTCGCCTTGGTTCTGCTGCAGCTCATCAGTGTCATTGTAGATTGCGCTGCATGTTGCACCAACCACACTGACGGCACTGCCAACGTTTCCGACGTTAGCGTTAAGCGTTGCAAGCCTGTAGTCAAGGTTGTCACCGAAGGTTCCGGCAGTAGTGTAGCTGGACTGATCTTCGCTCCAGATGTCGGATACTGAAATATCATTCAGCGCAGCGACGTCAGCAATGATCGTGTCCTGCTTTGCCTCGGTTGCATCGCTTGGGGCAGCCGTTACCGCCACGCTAAAGCTGTTAACGTAGTCCTGCGAGGAGATTGTTGCAGTCTCCTCAAGCGTGTACTGATCCCCAAGTACCTCTCCCGATGGACTGTAGCTACAGTCGTAGGTTCCGGTTGTTGCTGCCCTCTTTGTGACAGTTACGGAGTCAGCGGTGCTGGCCCCGTTCTTCCTGACAGCAACGGATGGCGTACTGTCAGCATCAACCAAGATTCCGTCAGCATCGTATGTAAGCAGGACCCAAAAAAGAGTGTTGTCTTTAAGTAGTTCTGTAGGTCTCATTACCTGATCCTCGAATTGTAGTCTTGATTGAATCTTTTGTTAGAAAACGGGTTGTAGAACTCTGGTGTTCCACCTGGGGACCCAAGCACTCCGCGTGCTGTTGCCAAGTATGCTATTTCGGTTGCTGTCAGGATTCTGTCGTGCCACCGGATGTCGTCCATCCATTTGTTAACACCGATTGTCGTCCCGGTGCCTGACCTTCCGTCGCTGCCGATTGAAGCAATGCCCGTGTTACCGCCATTGGATGCCCACGGGTTGTCTGTGCTGACAGAGGTTCCCTTGAGTACCCCGTCAATCCATATCTCAGTGTTCGTACCGTCCTGCTGAACCACAGTATGGAACCATGTGTTTGTTGACACGGTGGCGGTACCGCCAAAGTTAAGTGTCTGCCAAACCCCGTTGCCACAGTATATGGTAACCTTGCCGGAAGTTGTTCTGACGAATATCCCGCCAGCTCCAGTAGATGTGCTTGAATTCGTGCCGTCCTGCACCATGCACCTGTTGCCGTTCACGCTAGTAAGGTTGGACCACCAGCTAAGCGTATTAAGGCTGCCGTCGACATGAGACGGGACAGAGATCATGTTTCCGTTTGAGTTAAAAAACCTAAAGGCGTGAGTACCGCCTGCCCCGGTGTCGGCGATGACTTGAACCGAAGCGCCGCCTGGGGACATCCTTGAGAACGTGCCGTGATTGCCGTTGCCGCTCTGGTCGTCAGCGTTGTACGAGCCGCCACCAACTGTGGGGCTGTACCACTGAATTTCGGTCCCAAGTCCCGTTGCCATTATTTACCCCACTCATTTGCCATTGTGTCAAGACCATACTGCCAATCTTCGCTGGTAGCGTTGGGATTGAGCATCAGCGGGGAGATATGGGCGTTATAAAGGCCGCTGTACTTGGCTTCGTTCTCAAGAGACGCCTGCACTGCCGCCTCTGATTCGCGAATCTCTTGGACCTTGTTAACATCAAGGTCTGGGTACGCGAGGCCTCCAGCAAGTTCAAGGACGTCTGCCGTGAACTGCGAGTCAACCACGCCAGCCATCTGCAGTCCGCCAAGCAGTTCGTTCATTTTAGACGCCCAAGGCTGGTCGAACGTGTCAACGCCAGTGCTGCGTGGTTTGTTGAGGTGGCTGAACAGTTCGCCAAGACCTTCAGCAAGAGCCTCGCCACCAATGGGCGCGTCTGTCATGAAGTCAATCAGGCTTCCTTCCCATGCGCCAGTAACGGCATTTCGCTTAGCAAGACCTGCGAAACCAAGAAGGTTCTCAAGTTCTTTACAGGGAATTGGGAGGACCGTGAGTGTGCTGTTCTTCGCAACTATTTCCTCGTTCGTCAAGTCAAAATCAAACATTATTGCCTTACCTTGTTTAGGATTTCCTGTGAGTGAGCGTGCATCTCATTGCACCTGATTACCTCGGCCCAGAGTTTCTTGCGGTCTTCGTCGCACTCCTCGCGGGCTTGTTTTGTTTCGCTGTAGTGGGTCATGATCTGACGCCACAAAAAAGTAACGACACCGCCAAGGGCCGAAATGGCCCCCAGTAATATCGTTGTGTCAGTTGATAGTTCCATTACTCTATGGCCTCAAGAACGCTGTTTAGCTTGGTGTAAAAATACTTTTTCTTGCTGAATCCATACCAGACTTTGCACTTGCCGTTTGACCAAACACGGAATGCCGGGTAAGCCTTGCCGATGCCGGTTGTCTTAACTACCGTCCATCCCTTTGACTCAAGCTCTTTTATTAAGCCAGACTCTTTGAATCGAATGCACGGCGAACAACCTCTTGTTGTCTGGTATTCGAGAATCATGTGCTTCTCTGCTGGCTTCACGTCGACAATTGGATCTGGCTTTACTTCAATGGCCTCGTTCGATACTGGCTGACAGCAGAACCAAACTCCAGTGCCTACGAATAAGTTGCTTGCAACCAAGAACAATGCTGAAAATCTCATTTAACTCTCCGGGGTTTAATTGACTTAATAACCAACGCTTCTGTCGGGTTCGCCCTATCGCCAAGGAGGACGCCATATCCACCTTCGCCCCAGGTGTAGTCCCAACTATTCACGATAACGATGCCCCACTGGCCACCGTATCGAATTCCTTGCAGCCCAAGGACCAAGTGGCCCCACCATGAAAGACCTAGTGTTACAGGTGAGCTGTTTAACGGATCGAGCAGTGCTGACATCGCACCGTCAAAATCGTATGAATCCAATCTCTCGTACTCCACAACGTCGTGAAGCTTGCTTGACTCAATGACCTCTGGATTATCTGGCAACTCTCGGTTAAACGAGCAGTTTGGCCATGCGTCCTGTGTTGGGATGCCGTACCTGTTGCAATACCTGACGGCCTCAACTCCCCAGCCACCCTCGTTTGCGAAATCCTTTCCCTGGCAGGCCGGGCCGGCTGGTGACAACAGCGGAGCAACCCCGTCCATCTTGGCGTATCTGTTCATTACTCCCGCTACCAAGCCGAAGCACCAGCAGTAGTTGGTTTTCCGCTGATTTAGCACAGGCACGTCAAAGTCTTTATGGACATGGTACGGGCTCGTTCTGTCTCGCTCTTGTAGGGCCATTAGTTCTGGCCAGTCTTTGCGGTCGTATCGCGCGCCCAGCACTCCGCTCTTGGAGTAGTATGGTTTGCCTCCAGAGAAGCCGCGAGACAGCCCCTTGGGTGTCTCAGGGACTCTTGTGATGATGTTGTTGGCAAGTCGTCCTAAATTTGATTCAAATGACATTATCGCTTGTTCCTATCTAACATTGAGACTGCATCCTCAATACTCTCTGGAATGTTCCAAGAGCTGAGGTATCCTGCGCGGTTGAGCATGCAAAAAGAGGGTACGCCACTGCTTAGTGCCGTCTCTCGCATTTTAACAATCTGCTCGCGGAGCGCCCGGATGTCGTCAGATAGAAGGATAGACGTCATTCCATAGCCGTTTTCTTCGCACCATAATCGGATTTTTGTGCTGTTGATAACAGAACCCTGACCGTAGCTGGTCCTGTTGCTGTCGAGTTCATGCAGTACAACTACCCACGGTTTCCAGTGTGGGTACCTCTTTGGGAGAAGCCTTGCGATCTCTTTGCGATTAACATAGCCAATTGCGCCGAGGGAAGCCCCGATCATGGCCGCGCTCGCTAGTTTCTGCAGGCTTTCCCGTCTGTTGAGAGTGTTCACGCATCACCCTCTTTCTCGTTCTCGAATTCGATAAGGTCAATGCCATACTCCTCAAGTTTCGCGTCAAGCAGGCGGAGAAGCTTCATCAGGACGGGGCTCAACGATCTCCAGATGAATCCATAGACAGCGAGTGCCACACCACCAACGACGATGACAGCATCACAAACAACAGGTACAATACCGAGAATAATATTTGTGACTGAACCATAAGGGGACGCTCCAAAGTCAAAGAGAGAACCAATGCGAAAGAATACACCGGCCTTGTGTAGCTGCCAGATCAGGTAGATCGTGAAACAGCCTACCACGAATTTCACGGTGTCGCTAAACTTGTTGTTCATATTACTTAACCTCGGTGTATTTGGATGGGACGGCAGAACCAAAAAGATTGTCTTTAACCCACTCTTCGACCCAGCGCATAGCCAGCTTGAGAAGAATACTCACGAGGATCGAAGTCAGGATTCCAGAGCCGTATTTTTGCTCGAGATCATCCTTTACTCCACGGCGTGTCGCTTCAACCCGATCACGGGCCGCTGAATGCAGGAGTCTGCTTGCTGGCTCGCGAGCAGATGCAACCTCCAGGTCCGCCGTATTCCACCTCCAGTGCATTCTGGCTGATTTGCGGGCAAATTCCCTGTGCTTCTGGCGAATCATCGTTGGTTCCTTATGTTAAACCTTAGTACCCCGACTGCCAGCGCAACTGACAATCGGGGCTAAGGCCGGAGAAAAAATTGTAGCGTCCACGGCGTAAACGCAGATCAGTGATTGACCTCAAGAGGCTGTTTTGCCGTGCCGCCGTCATTTCGGCGGAACCATTTTAAGGCGACGCTACCCGGAGTTGCGACCTCCGGGCTTTGATTTGAATAGAATTTCCAGCAAAATAGGGTCAAAATTGTCGCAATATTTCATTTTGGGTTCCTTTCATTATAGCCTAAAACACTCGGGAAACGGTCAACATCTTAAAACGGTGCCTCCAGATCAGGAAGTTCAATAAATGGCGGTCTTTTCACGGTTCGAGGAAGCTTTAGTCGCCAGTATTTGCCGTCTTGCTTTACCAGAATTTTGTCAGGAACCGCCAAGGCTCCGGCATCTGCTAACGTGAGGGCCTCGTACACGGTGTCTGGGCAGTGGTTCCTGCTGAGTTTATTCCATTTCGCCTCAGCCATATCGCGCGCTACGCCCTCATGCTCAATGCAGAGCCACTCTGAATACTCAGGGGCAAATAGCTGACCTTCCTTGCCCTCCGCCTTGTAGATGACCCGCAAGCTATCTGGCTTCCCCTCTTTGCTGTGCCGGAAGTATTTTGCTTCCGCAACTTTCACCTCTGTCCATGGATTTTTAGCAGTAGCATTCATCACGTCGTTGACGCTATCAGCCGATGAATCGACATTGATCTGAGGGGCTGGGAATTGGTATCCGCACCCGCACTCCCGGGAGGCCGCGTAAGCTTGAGATCCGCAGCATGGGCAGACCTTCATGACTGCCTCACCCTTCCCGGCCTCTGGCTTAGGCTTGTTGCCGTAATCAGGGTCATCAATCGCGCCGTGTCGCTTGACATTGCCGCCGAAGTCCAAGAGGATGCAATCAGTCTTGCCTGGGGATGTCCGTAAACCCCTGCCGCAAATCTGGCTGAACAAGCCAGCGGACAGCGTGGCCCGCATGACTGAAATGAGGTCAACGTTGGGGGCGTCGAAGCCCGTAGTTAGGACGTTGCAGTTCACAAGCCAACGAAGTCTGCCGGATCGGAAGTCAGCGATAAGCTGTGCGCGCTCCAGCGGGAGTGTGTCGCCGGTTACGACGCCCACTTTCTCACCGGTCATCTCCCACTCGATGTACCTTGCTACTGCTGCTGCGTGATCCACTCCAGAGCAGAACACGAGGCATGATTTTCTGCCCTCAGATGAAGCGATAGCAACAGTCTCTCGGACAGACTCGCGGACATTACCCATGAACAGGTCGGACAAATCAGAGCCCTTGAAGTCCCATCCTGAGCGCCTGAGGCCGCTCGTATCGACCCCCAGGACATTCTTCGACAAGAGTGGCGCAAGATGCCCTTCGTCCAGTAGGCGGCCAACAGGGAGCCTGTACGAAACGCCCTCAAACGGCAGCCCAGTCCCGATGATCGACCCGTTGTCGAGTCGATACGGTGTTGCGGTCATGCCGATCATGCGAGCCTTGGGGTTAAGCGCCTTGAGCTGACGAAGAAACTTGTTGTACTGTCCGCCGTCCCCACGGGGGATCAAGTGGCATTCGTCCACGATCACCATAGATCGTTCGCCCAGCTCGCATTCTTTATCGACCACCGAGCCGATGGTGGCATAGACGAAGTCTGCTTCGGACTGCTTGGACCGAAGCGATGCACTATAGATGCCAACAGACAGCTCTGGGGCCAGTGCTTTCAGTTTGGCCACGTTCTGCTCCGTCAGTTCGCGGGAGGGTTGCAGAATAATGGCCCTCTTACCCCAGCCAGCAACCTTCTGGCAGAGCATGGCCTGAACCAGAGACTTACCAGAGCCGGTGGGCAGCTCGATCAGCGGGCTACCCTTGGCCTTTCGCAAGTAATTCATTGTGGAATCGACCGCTTCGGTCTGGTAGTCTCTGGGTGTAAATTGCATTACCTTCTCCTATCGCTATCGTTGATAAACTTCTCTGCCAGCTTGCGGAATTCTCGGTATTCCATTCCCGGGGTTGCTCCGACGTCTTCTATCAGGCTCCTGGCCTTGCTAACGAGGCTGTCAGGCAACCCGCCGACGATAACAAAACCGTTAAGCAGCCGGTGAGAAAGCCTGATTAGGGCCGCATCGTCTTCGTAGATCATAACCTACCTCCAAAAGGAAGGGCCCCGGAGCTATTTACCCCGGGGCCCAGAAACAACAAAACAACTAGAGAATCCTAGAATGGCGACTCGTCCGAGTCAACACCGGATGCGTCAGGGGCCAAGGGGCTTACACAGAAACCCTTGACTTGGTCCTTAGAGACGCCGGCCTTGGTCTTGTAATGGCCGATAACAACCCCAACGGGCTTGTCTGAGATCAACTGAGCAAAATTCTCAAGAGTCTCGATCTCCAGCAAGTCCTTGAGGCTCACTAGCATCTGGCGGCCCTTGGCCTGCTTCCAGTCCGTCGAAGAATGAATATCCAAGAACGCAACCGTGCGGCGGTTCTGCAAATCACCATCAAGGAAACTCAACTTGACCCACAGGGTCTTGCCGTCACCCGAATAGTCAGGCCTGACATCCACGTCATCGACCACCGCGCGATGGCGACCTGCTGGCAACAGCTCAAACTCGGCTGGGGCTTCGACTTCTGACAGATCAAAGTCAAGATTAAAATCACTCATGCTCTACTCTCCAAAAAAGGTAATTACCAACTCAACACTTTCATTTTACAGCAATTCTCTCGGATGGTCAAGCGGATAACATCCGAGAAAACAAATTTACAGCCGACCACGCATTCGGGTCATATTCGCCGTATGTCACGACAGATGTTTTCTTGTTACCATTGACGCAGATAAGAAAATGGTGCTGCGTCTCTCTAGTATCCACGTCTGTCTCTGTCCATCGGTCGAGTGTCAGGATAGCGCCGTCGCTGTCTCTGGTCTTGTGTAGCATCCTGATCCCAACTGACCGCTCCAGTCTAGTCGTTTTTCCCATTGTGTTTTCTCCAGTCGAATATGTAAAAATCGGCCAAGACAAAAAGGCCGAGAACCATGAGCCCGGATGCTGCCGTGACAACAGCACTCCAAAAGTAAACCACATCCATTAAATCAGCTCCCTTAGGGTTTCGATATCAGACATATCAATAACCGATGCGACCTTCTCAGTGCTTCTGATCTTGGCTACATGTGATGCCGCTGGGTTGAAGTGGACAACCCTGCGACCGGTGCCTACTCCGACGCCGCGCTTTGAGAAACCCGCCTGTTCCTCTCGAACCTTGATCTCGACCCGGCAGAAACCAACCGCGTCGGCCCATTCTTGGGTTCGTGCGTTTGATCGCTTTGACAGCTTGGGCTGCCAGCGAGAGTAGCTACCTCCCTCGGCCAACTCAATGCTCTTGCACTCGCTATGGGCGATAACAACCACCCGGCAACCCTGATCTCTGATTACATCCAGACAACTGAGGATTCGCCCAACGCGAGCCCCGGCCTCCACCGCGCCCTTGCCGTAGGATCTATCAAAACACTCCCGGTCCATATCAGACTCAATGAACAGCTCAGCCCAGTCGATGCTATCAAGAACGACGGTGTCGTGGTCGATCTCTCCCGACGTCAAGCTTTCCGAAATCCATTTCAACGAGCTAATGATTTCAGAGTATGACTTGCAAAGCGGAAGTCTGTCTGTGTCAACATGCCCCGAGCCGTCTTCTGTGGGTACGATGATCGCCTTGCCCAGCCTAGCCGCCAGGGTGGTCTTGCCAACGCCGGCCTCCCCATGGATCAGCAGCTTTTTCGTCTTTGGCACAATGCCGGAAATAATCTTCATGTAAACCTCGTTGGTTCGTGTTAACGTCCTCGCCATACCCCTATTGTATCATCCATCGCTCGGCCCGTCAAGCATTTCGATGCTTACATCATATAGTTTCTTTAGGGAGTCTGCAATTTCACTGACAGAAAACCCCTTGATTGCAGCGTGGCTCATTACGGCTTCGATTTCGTCCTCTGGAACAACTCCGTCAAACCCTACGTCATACAGCACGAACCCAATGCACGTATGGACGTAGAGCGCGCTCTGGGCAACCATGTTCTCCATGTGCCACGTTGGGAGGCGGTCATTGTATGCTTCGATTTGCTCGCGAACGTAGTATCCGTAGATAACCATGTCCCTGATAACTTCCGAATTAGCCAGTGAGTAGTAGTCCATTTTTGTCTCTATGTATAAAAGAGAGTTATTACTGATATTATATTACATACCTAAAGAGATAAGTTCTTACCCCTTACACTTGTTCTATATAACGTGAGATCAAAAATCTTGGTTGTCGCGGTACGCTTCTGCCCTTCTCATGATCTCGGAGACTGGGATCATGAAATCAACCCTACCGGAAGCTTCGTCCAAGTCATAGCTGTCGCCCTGGTCGTCTACGATCATTGGTAGTACATTGAGAACCTCACCAGACCGATGAATAAATATCTCGCAGTGGCTAAACTTCCTTTCCACCATGGCGAGCCCGGACCAAACCGACTGCTGGCACTTGAGAAGCTTCTGAACAAGCTGACCTAGCCTCACCTTCTTGCCTCTTTCGGTCAGGCTTGAGTTTTCCACGAACTCAGCGATATCAGTAATCAGGCTGTTAATGTCCTTGATCTGATAGGGTCCGTTTTCTGTTTCGTCCTCAAACTTGGATTGATAGTCTTTCATGGCCGAGCCTTTCGTGTTACAATGGGGTATGTCAGTGAGGGGGGTTCGGTACCCCCCTGCCTATCTTTATTATAGCCAATAACCCCCGGCGAACCAATGAGATTGTTAGACAAACATCTGTTCACAATGATAATTAAGGAAAATCTTTCCAACAACAACCAAGGCCAAGGCAGAAGCTGGCATAAGTCTGCCAAGGACCGGAAGACGATGGACTCCCGGGTTGCGGAAAGCATGATTGCAGTGATAGACGAAGACAAGCTTTCGGTGGCTCCGTTCGTGGACTCGCTGGCTGGGACGCAACTCTCGGACCTTGTCGTCCTGATAATCACGAGGGTTCTCGGGAAGAACCAGCGGCTATGGGACAGTGACAGCGTCCTGAGGGGGTCGGCGAAGCAGATGATTGACGCAATCGTCGGAACTGGGTTGCTGAAAGACGATAGCCCGAAGCATGTTGCACTCGTTATCGGACAGCAGGACGACTCCAGGCGAGAGGAGGGTCCGATGATCGAAGTCGACTTCTATCAGGTGGTTAACGGATCACTGCCCATCAAACCAGTTGACACCGAGGGCTGAATGCTGTACAATGAAAGTATCGCATCAGGCAGTCCGAGGAGAATTAACCATGAGCAAACAGCAAATCCTGAACGAGCAACTGCTTTCATTGCCCGAAGTCAAGGGAGTTGAATCATATCTCAAAGAGCCCAAAGAGGGGCAGACAGCCCGAAAGTACGACGTGATAGTCAAGCTTGAGTCTGGCGGATTGCTTGAGGCAAGGCTTGAAGGCCCAGCGGACTTGGAGTCCCTGCACGACGCCATAACGTTCTTTTCAGATTCGGGCCTCACCCGCATCTCTTTTTACCCTGAACCCAAGAGAGAAGTAAAATGTTTAGAAAAATCCTGATTAGCTTGGTTTTAGTAACCTTCGAGGTTGTTCTTCTCACAACGCCGTTCATTCCAGAGCGGTGCATTGCTTGCCACCAGACGAAATGCCCCTACGGTATCGCGAAGGACTTGCGAACCCTCAGCATTGTTGAATGGTTGTACGACAACACTCAAGACCTTCACTTGAATTTTTTCTGCCCCAGTAAGTTTGTAGCCGACAACGAAGCACGAGGAGCTAAATAATATGGCCAAAGTAGGAATCGTCGGAGACACGCACAGTCCAGTAATGCTTGACGGCTATGCAGAGTGGTGCATGGACGTATTCGACCAGTGGGGTGTTGAACGCATCATCCACATTGGCGACCTTGCCGACTTTCATGCGGCCAGCTTCCACGACTCAGAGATCGGGTTCTTCGACGTTGTGAGCGAAATGGAGGCCGCTAAAGAGCAGATCCAGCACATGCAGGAGGTATTCGGCAAGAAGGTCGAGGTGCTGACTGGCAACCATGACGCCAACCTGACTCGCAAGATGAAGGCCATTGGTCTTGACCCCTCGCTGCTCAGGACACCCTCGGACATCTGGGGGATCGACTGGAAGTTTCACAGACGTTTCGAGAAGCTGATTATCGACGACGTGATCTACATGCACGGCGACCAAGGGAGGGGCGGCAAGACGCCTGCCCTGGCGAAAGCAGAGGGGGAATGGATGTCAGTTGTGTGTGGTCATCACCATAGCGCGGCGGGAGTCTGGTATGGATGCAATGCCAACACCCGGTACTTCGGCCTCAATGTAGGCTGCGGCGTTGACCACAAGCACGCTGTAATGGCCTACGGTGCAACGTTCGCGCAGAAGCCAATGCTGGGATGCGGGGTCGTCATTGACGGCACCCCGTACTTTGAACCAATGCCGAAGGGCAACAGATACGGGAGGGTAGCTAAATGACTTACGATCCGCTCTTGATTGAGGGCGTCTTGTGGGATGGTGAGCCGGTTTACATGGACAACCCCCATGGTCGCGATAACGACTGGGTTAAGATAATCTGGAAAAAGTATATCAACGGCTTTGAGGCCCCGCTGGCCGTGAAGCTGTACATGCTCAACGGCATACTCGGAGACCCGGTAGACAGAGCCGGCCCTTGACGCGCGCAAGTCAGTGCTGTAAGATTAAGGTAACACAAACCCCGGAGAGAAGAATGACCAACGGAAAAGGCGATAGACCTAGACCCGTGAACAGGAAGCAATACGAAATGAACTACGAAGACATAGCTTGGCGATTAAACGAGTGGGCCATTGATGACCACAATCGACCCAGCGTACTCGTTGGATGCGAGTGTAGCGGGCGTGTTGCTGGGGCGTTTAGGGACGTAGGTTGCGAAGCGTACTCCTGTGACACCAAGGCGGCGGACCATGACCACCCGTGCCCGCAGGCACACATTCAGGGAGACGTCTTTGACGCCATTGAGTCACGGACGCACTGGGATATAATCATCCTCCACCCGCCATGCACCGCGCTTGCCGTTTCGGGCAACCGATGGTACGGCACAGGAAGGGAATACGAGCCAGAGCGCCACGAGGCAATGACGTGGACAGAGGCCCTCTGGAGGACGGCAAAGGAACACGCAAGCGCCGTTGCCCTGGAGAACCCTGTTGGGGTATTGCCGCACGTCATCGGCAAGGCGAGCCAGTATATTCAGCCGTGGCAGTTTGGCCACCCTGAAAGCAAGAAAACAGGTCTCTGGCTATGGGGCCTTGATCTGCTTCGCCCGACGAACGTGCTGGAGGTTCCTTCCTGTGGATACTGGAAGAACCAAACGCCATCGGGTCAGAACAAGCTTGGACCGTCTCCCCAGCGCGCTTCGTTGAGATCGCTGACGTATCAGGGCATCGCTGACGCAATGGCCCAGCAGTGGGGGGTGAGCTAATGCCTGTTCACACTAAGACGCTATGGGAAAGCCCCACTAGCTGCATGTACGACATAATCAAAAAGACGTGTAGCAAAACCGGTGCCACGTTGTTTGTTGGGACACGCACGGGCTTCATGGCAATGTATGGTTCTGACATAAAGCTAACCGAGGAGAGATCATGAGATTCATAGATAAGCCAATATCAGCCAGCGCACTCAAGTCGCTGAGCGTTTCCGTGGAACACTTGTGGGCCAACCATCATGACCCACTGAAAGACCACAAGGCTTCTGATGCAATGCTGCTGGGCACGATGGTCCACGCGCTGCTGCTTGAGCCCGATACTTTTGAAGGCCGGTTCGTTACCATGCCGGAGGGCATGATTAAGCGTGGCAAGGCTTATGAGGCATTTAAGGCGGGAGTGCCAGAGGGAGCGGAGATCGTTAGCGACAAGTTGGCCAAGAAAGCCGACTTTCTGGCGAGCCGGGTCCACCTGGGGGGCTTCGGCCCACTCATGAGCGGTGGTGTCCCTGAGTTGAAGATCGAGTGGACTGACACCGAGAACTACAGCAGGCCTGTTGACTTCGTTGGGTTCGTGGATTATGCCGGTTCATGCGGCCATGTGATCGACGTAAAGACGACATCAAGTTTCCAATCGCTGGGCAAGGCGGCGGCAGACGGTCGATGGGACTTGCAGCATGTTCAGTACAGGAACGGCCTTGGCGAACGGTTCGTCAATATGTCGTTTCTGGTAATCGAGACGGTGAGCCCGTTTAGGATCAGGCTTGCTAAACTGTGCCGGGACACAATTGCACTCGGTTCAGCCGACCACCACAGGCTGGTCGAGAAGTACATCGACCTTGTCGACAACGGCGCAAAGCCATCTGAATCCTGCAGGTCGCAGGAAATCAGTTTTCCTAGCTACGTTACTAACCAACTGGAGAAGAAAAATGGATTCTAGTATTCAAAACTTGACCCGTGCCGAGGCAATCAGTAAGTGCGAGAAGGCTCAGCCGGGCCGCTTCATCTATAGCATGTTCTCGTATAACCACTGCAGTTCGCCAACGATTTTCAAGTGCAAGTGCTGTGGACACAGGTTTCTGGCCACGCCGGAGGCCATTTGGCGGAATTATTACCGAAATTGCCCAAACGCATCTTGCGACAAGTCTTAATTGGGTGTAAAATTAAGGTATCGAGAAGCGAACTTCTAAGGGAAGTGAATGATAATGAATGAAGAGATCGAGCGACTGCGAGAGGACAACGAGCGGCTGCTGGCGTCAAACAAGACGCTGGGCTTTGAGAGAAAGGCGCTGGACTTTGTCCTGAGAGACCTGAAATGGGATAACGATGAGTTGCAGGCCGAGGTCAAGCGACTTCGTGAGCTGCTCAAAAAAAGCCAACCTTACGTTGAGGCTGGCCTTTCGTCGTGTGACACTCGACTGTGCGAAGCAGTCGCAAGGGAGGTGGGTGATGCGTGATATAGAAGGTGCAACGGAATATATCATCGAGTTGCTAAAAGAGATTAAGCAACTTCGCGAGTTGATGAAGAAACTCGTGGAGAACGCAGAGGGAGGGGAATACGGAAAGGCTGTTGTTCTCAATGAGGATCTTGTCGAGATTGAAAAAGAACTGGGGGACAAGTAAATGCAAGTTAGAGCAGTTGGCACTGACGACGGCTATCGACTTATCGATAAAGAAACTGGACGTGAAGCAAACGCGAGGAGACGAGAAAATGGCAAATTCGACATCACAATCAATGGGAATGAATTCTACAACAATTCCCTCCGAGATTGTAAAGAATTACTTACTGCATCCGATTCGGAAGACACAGGAGAAGAGAGGCCCGGCCCTGGAAACCGTGGAGCATGGGACTGCGTCCACCCCTGCGCGTGGCTTATCGAACTCTTGGCAATCTCTGAGGACCGGATTAAGGGCAGCCCAGACTTTCAGGAACTATGGCCCGAGATCATCGAAACCCTCGACTGCTACGGCTACATCACCCCAGAAGGGGGGATCGACTCCGATGCGGCAAGATGGGAGATTGACCATTGGCTCCCTAAAAGGGATAACAAGCTTCCAGCGGATCAGCCTGCGACTGGGGATTGATACCCGGCATGTACGGCTTGCTGACGCCTTCGCGCATCAGCATAACCAGACCCCGGAAGTCCTTGATGGTGAAGTGGGTGCTATCAAAAGCCTTGAGCCTCGCCGGATTTTGGAGAAGGGGGTACTCTGCCGCGAGAGTGAAACGCTTGCCTACTTTTTTGTTTCCATGGAAAAAGGAATTGTCTCAGGCAAACAGATGACAAACGATCAAGTCACGGCGGCGTTCGCGCAAAGCAGGCGGGAGTATCGCAAATACGCAGAGAGATTCAAGGACAACAGGCTTTTCCGAAGCCCCAAAAAGGGCGAAGCGATGGTTGGTATATAGTATTACGTTGGTTTGTTTTCCCCAAGAACTGGAGCATAGAGATGAAGTACCGAAAAGCGCCGGCAAAGCGACCGGAAAAGTACAAGACGCCTTCGGAATTCGGGAGCCATCAAAGCATGATGGCCACCGTGGAACAGTTGGCTGAATACGGATTGGATTCCACGGAACAAGAGCTGGCAATCACGGCGGGCAATGTTCTTCTGGTGGATGAAAAAGGCTTGTACTGCACGAAAATCACAAGCCTGGACACCGGATTTGCCGATGTTCGCCGGTTTAATTCTGAGCGATATTATCGCAAGGTGAAAGAGTAGCAACCGGGGCTAATGGCTACCTTGTGAGCTGCCCCAGCATGCCCAAACGATTGCAATGTTTGATACGCTATAACAGGCCCACATGAGGCCCAGCGGGTGTTCCGCTTTCCGAAAGTAGGCAACCGCTGTTATCGCGTACAGAACAGCGACAATTATTGGGCAAATCTTCTCCAGACTCATGATGATCTTGGTGTCCCAGTCCTTTCTGGGGTTCCTGTAAGTAAAAATTAGCATAAGCCCCGGGTGCGATCTGGCACCCGGGGCTTATTTGCTGTTTAGGCGCCCTCAGCGCCTTCCTAACAGCCTCTTGATGAATATTCGTGTAGAATGTCGCGTTTGGCCTACAGGGCCTTAGAACGGCGCTCAGCGCGCCTGATTGCGATGTTCAGCAGCCGTTTGGCAACAACCCTGCGAAGCGGCGCGGGCACCTTCCCTAGTGAGGGTATCAGTAGGTCTGATTGCTTCGCTAGGTGGTTCACTAGGTACGCCTCGTTCTTCCGGCAACCGGCTGGCCCCCACCGGTCCATTTTTCTAGCGACACTCTTGCAGGCACACTTGCCCTCGAACTGTACCACCCACTTTGGTATCAGCTTTGTCAGCTCAGTGCCGGGGCCAGCGCCTTTTTTGATTATGGCCATTATGAACAGTCGATCCCCGTAAACGATACTCTCACGGTGCCGGTGTAGCTGCCAGAGCCCATGGAAGAATGGGTCCCTGAAACTGGTATGTCGATAACCTGCGGCGTTCCAGCCCCAGGACCACATGCGTCAGCCACGTATGTTCCCGATATAGATCCACCGAACGGAGCCGGCACTGTTCCCGAAATGGTCCAAGTGCTGCTGGCGTCGTCGTAGGTCAAGTCGAAACTCCCCGCTGGAGTCGATGCGTCACAGTAGCCGAACCAATTACCAACATTTGTCCAAGAGCAGTTGCCATTAGAAACAAGGTTGGTCGGCGTAAAGCCAATTGGACACGTGCCGTCAGTATATGATGACGGCGTACCGAGAAGCGCACCGCTAACTGTGATACCATCACAACAGCAGTCACTCGGCCCATCGCAAGGGCCCGACGAATCAAACGAAGTGCTTGCAACGCCAGACTCAGTCCCCTTGTTCGTACACCAATCAGACGAAGAACTCAGCTCCTCTACTGTGCCGCTGTCATACGTGATCGTGCAACAGCCTTCGTCTCCACCTGGGCATGGGTCGCACCCATCTGGCCACAGGATGTGGTAGTAATCAATATACGGATAGTCAGGATAGTTGATGATCTGAGTGTAGTCGATTTCGATACAGCTAGTGTCAATCGCAACACCACTTGAGGAGTTCTCAACGCTGCCCAGGAACCTAATGGTCTTGTAGTCCTTGGCAAGAGAATCACCGGAACAGTAAACATCGTTCACGACATCCATTTCGTTGAATGTGAAAGTTGCCTCGTCGTCGGCTGTTGGGGTTGACTCGCAGACGTTTATCGTGGCCTTGCCCATGATAAGTTTTGGGTCGCCGTTGCTGTCTGTCCCGACCGTTACGGACTCCACGATGTCTTGGGTTGTCCAGTTCTCGAATGGCTGTTCGATCAGCTCCTCCTCGAATACGCAACAGTCATCTGATGCGCCCGATGCTGGGTTGCCGAACAACCATGTCTTGCCGATCCTCTTGTACTTGACCTCGCAGCCGTCGACGGTGATGATGGCCTCAGACTCGGGGTCTGCTGGCGGGCACTCTGGAGACAGTGTACCGACAATCGCAGCCTCGTGGGCCTCACCATTGAGGCTGCTGGACGTACTGCAGACGATGTACCTGAGACGCCCGGGCTGCCCGCCAGTGTTGTCAAGGAACGCTATGCCCTTGGTTCCGTCAGCCAGGCAGGGCCCGCTTTGGCTGTTAGCGCCTAGGATGTTGAGCGCAGGTGGGGTTTCAAAGTCGAAGTTCCATGGCGTTACGTTGGCGTCGAAAGGATTGTAGCCCTCCCAGACGTCAGAGTCCGTTCCCGACTCATACTCTACCCACTCGTTCGTCGCTTTTGCGTACTGGCAAGTGACCCATCGGGCCACCGGCTTCTCTACCGCCGTGATGACCCACTCAGAGTCGCTGTCATCCTCCTCTGGATCGTAAGGCGTAACGAGGTTTGTTGGCTCTTGGTCCATCGGGAGAGTCTGGCGTCTCTCGATCCAAACTTCTCCATTGTTAGCCGTGAACATATTCTGGTTGACGGCGGGTATGCTACTGCCCTCTGACAGTGTCGGCTCATTGTCAATGTAGGGCCACACACTCTCAATGCTCGTTATCGTGACATCAACTGTCTCGGTTGCCGAGTTTCCCGGGAGCTGTAGTATCGTCCCCTTGTATTTGTTAACCAACTGTGTGCATTCAGTGACCACCCACTGAGATTCTTCGTTGGTGTCAATCTTTGTTGCCCAGCCAATGCTGCCTCCGTTGCTAAAGCTTGATTCGTCGCTTCCGATTGCATACTCAAACATCTTCGACTGGTCAGTTACGTAGACCACGGAGCCGACTGGGGCAATTGTTTCGTCCGAGCTGGCGATAACGGAGGCTGAGCTGCGGCCAGTCTTCTTGCCAGCCTGTGGCAGGTTGCTTGCGTTGAGGTTCCACCCGCTGGTCAGCCTGAATTTTACCCAGAGGTTTCTGTCGCCTGGCTCTGGTGGTTCGTCCACGATGCAATAGCGATTTTGGATCTGGTACATCTTGACCCGCTCGTCAACCGGTATCACGCGCTCCGTGAGATTGACAACAGGAACGGTCATGTTTCCATCACCGTCAAAGTTCTCTTGTGGCGCGTACTGCAAGGACGACCCAGCGGGCTCGCCGATGCCGTTCAGGATGATGGCGTTCTCTGCGACTGTCGGGGGATACGGAACGCTCTGCCCAAGCACACTCACGGTAGCCCGGCCCTCAATGCCAGCGGTCCACACGACATCTGGTTCTGTTCCGCTCTTTGTTGCCGCGTCACACTCTTGCGTTACGTAGCCATACATGCAGCCTGAGAACTGGTTGCCAGTCGTTGACCGAACTGTGGGAGATCCGTTCAGTGGGCCGAAGTCAATATTCTGCCATTGTCCACCGAAAAGCTGTTCTGCAGCAGCTCTTAGCGAGTCTTCGTTTCTCTGGTAGTGAATCACGTTTATACCCTCAGGAAGCTGAAACTGATGTCATCATAGACTTTGAATGTGTCAATCGGAGGACAAGCGTTCTCGAAATCGTTTGAGGCGTCTGCTGGGTCCTTCTTGCCTGGGTAGTGGTATATGTAGCCACTTTCCTTGAGGTATACCCATGACAGCGACTCGCTGATCGTCGAAGCAGGCATTATGACCTTCGATATACCGTCTGCCCCAGCTTGGTTTCTGTAGACCACCGAGTCGATCCTTGGGCGGGCCTGCCTCCAGTAAACAGGCTCATTCTGTCGGTCTACAACGTATCTTACTGCAGCGCTGTCAGCTTCCATCGTGAGATCGTTTTCTTCGATCATGTACGTAACCTTGTAGGTCTCCGCGTACCCGGTAAGATACCCAATCCCCACAGGGACAGAGACCTTCTCATACTTGATATCGGAGATAAGGGCCTGCTCTGCCCCCATTACGTTCCACGCTGCTGTATTGACCTTCTTGTGCCTAAGCTTTAGGTCTGCAATCGAAAATGCGTTCTCGAACTGAGTAACCTCAGCAACAAGACTTGAGTAATCAATAATAAGGGGCTGCTGGTACTTGGAGCCAGTCGGTAGCTGGTACTTCTTCCCGTCAAGGTCAGACCACCCCGTTCTTTGTCTCGACTTTACCGTGTACTTAATGCTTGGCAGATAGTCCTCTGGGTCTGGCTGCAGGTCTTGCTCGTCTCCCCCTGTTTCATCGACGTACTCTACAGCAACCTCAAACATATAGGGATTGTCTTCGTTTCTCTCGCAGGACTTATCCTGCACTGCGAAGTACGGGTAAACCTTTGATCCATCGGGGGAAATGTAGACGCTGTGTTTGAGCAGAGGCACTCCGGGTGCGCTGATTGCGTCGAACGTATCAACCTCAAACGGGTCTGAAATTCCTTTGGCAATGACAAGGTAGTTTCTTGTCATTCTCCTGGCGACTGCGGCATCGACGTCATTACCCTCAAGGTTCATCCCTGCGGATTCGTCCCTTCGTCTGCATACTTCCCATGTCAGTGACATTATGGCGTTCCCCTTCTACCTTGTGTGAGATCGTTTATTTTTGATAGGAATTTCTGTTCGTCTTGGTGGTGCCTCTCGGCCTGCTTGATTCGCCGTTCTTCAACGTTCTTGATTTCGTCAAGCTTAGCGTCTCTGCGCCTGTCAGCCTCGGTCTTTATTCTTTGGGCCTCGTATTCCCTCTGCATCTGGCCAGAGATCATATAGCTAGAGCCTGCTGTCATGAAGTCGCCGGAAGGCCCGCCTCGCTTCTGCGCGGCAGCCGCAGCCCTCTGGGCCATGTCCCGCTCTCGCTTGACCTGGCCGCGCATCTTGTCGCCCCACTTCTTGATATTTTTCTTCTGTAGTTCAAGCCGCGCAGTTTCAAGGTCCCGCATCTGCTCGTACTCGGCCTGCGACCTCTCTTTGGCCCTTTCCATATCGAACGCAGCCAATTCCGCAGCCTGCCGCTTGTACATTGCCTGTGGCAGCTTGACCGCCTCTTCAAAACTGCTGTCTTGCATGAGGGCATGCCAGACGGGCTTCATCTTGTCTCGCTCAGCTTCGTGCCGTCTCTTTATGTCTGACCGGGTTGTCTCTCCCTTCATGGAGTCCTCGGCAACCTTCCTTAGTTCACTTTCGGCCTTAATTCTCAGCTCGATATCCTTGAGCGCCGAAGTCCTCAGGTCGGCAATCCTCTGCAAACTCTTTTCCTCTTCCTTTCGCGCGCTTACCTTGGAGTCGTTGAGATTGTTGAATGCGTGATTGATTGACTCGTACGCATTGATCTCCTCCGAGGCGTAGCCCATGAGAAACAGGACCTCGTTCCTTGTGTTGTGCATCAACTTGGCAAAGCCCGACATCCCGGTCTTGTCTTCCGGGCCGTCTTGCATTTCGCCTTTCAGCTTCCTCAGCTCGCTGACCAGCTTGAATATAGACTCGGTTCCCTTGATGAACGAAACAGAAAACTCGCCCATGTTCTGCACGACGTTCTTGATCCACTCTTGGGTTCCTTCGCCCATTTCCGCGAACGCTTGGTCAATGGAGCCCATTGCTGTGATCCACTTACCCTTAATTGTGTCAGCCGCCTTGTCGAGACGACCGTGGAACATCCCGCCCTCTGCCGTCAGGTTTGTCATGGCTTTCGTGAGGTGGTGGGCCGATATATTTCCAGCCTCCATTTCCTTGCGAAAATCCCTCATTTCAACCCCTGCAGCCTTCGCGATTTCCGCGACTGGGAAGCCCGCGTTGACAAGCTGCAGCATCTCTTGGCCCATCAGTTTTCCGGCGCTCTGCACCTGGGCGAACGCCCTCGTGAGTGCGTCCATTTTTACGGTGTCACCGCCAGCGATTTCGCCGATGCGGTACATAGTGGACTCAAGGCCCTTTCTGTCGAGTCCGTAGCCAAGGAGCGTCTGCGAGCCCTTGATAAGCGCCTTTGACGTCAGTGGCGTCTGTCTAGCTATGTCGCGGAGGTTTTGGACAAGTTCTGTCCCCTCTGACTGGCTTCCGAGAATAGACTGCATGTCAACAAGAGCTGACTCAAGTTCAATCGTTTCCTTTACCATCTTGGCAACACCAAGGGCAAAGATGCCGGCTCCGGCAAATCCGGCGCCCATACCGGCCATGCGCCCAATTCCAGCACCCGGACCTCCGAATCCAAGGCCAGAGCCAAGTGAGCCCCCAAAGTTTGCCCACCTGTTGCTGGGTCTATTTGCGGCCTGTCTGCCATGGAAGAACATGCCGCCGCCCGGTCCTCCAGGTCTGCCAAGGCCAGTGATTCTCTGCGCCCTCTTGTTGCGCAGTATTGCCGCCGTGTTCTTGTCCAGGGCCCCGGTTGCAGCCAAGGTCTGCTTGGACACCGTTGCATGAGAACCGGAATACTTTTTGAGATTAACGCCAGCGAGATTAGCGGCCTGCACTTCTGCGTGATAGCTGGCCTTGATCTTTTTCTGCTGCGCAAGAACAGCCTGCTTGGTAACCATCCCCTTCTCGTACATGCCAAACAACTGTCTCAACGCAATGTTGTGCCTGTTGAGGGGCGTGAGGCCGTCACGGAATATCTTGTCGGCCTTCTTTTTCTCTGCCGATGTTGCTCGTATACCCTTTACGAACCTAGTAGAGTCCGTGACGATATCGTAACGGAGGGTTCCAATTGAGATGCCTGGCATTATAGTTTCCTGAGTTTATCTAGTGCTTCGTCAGGGGAACCGCTCCCGCTTCCAGACTCTAGCTCTGAGTCGAAGCGATAGTAAGCTATCCAGCTATCAAGAACAGACGGGTCTGTGTTGTTTAGCCAATAAGCCGGGTCGTCGATACCGAGGTCCTTGCAGACCTTGAAAGCCCAAGCCAAGCGGCTGTTCCGCCTGAAATGGGCAAGCATTCGCTCGATCCGGCCTATTCGTTTCCCTCGAACTCTCCGATTGCATTCGAGACAGCCACAAAGTAGGCATCCAGCTTTTTGCCGTCAAGGTCAAGAAGCAACTTGATATCCCTTTCGGTGAACAGCATTTCCCCATCCTTGTCACAAAGATGGTCGATTATTGTGTAGATACGACGCTTAGCCATGAACTTTGGGTCGATGTCACCGTTGCTTGTGAACATCTGGGAGGCGCGAGTTGATCGCTTTAGCTCGCTCATCGGCTTAACGTACATTACGACATCACCAACTAATGTCTCGATGACCTCAATGTTTAGGCTTTCGATCAGAAGTTCGCGAGTCAGTGATTTTGAAGCATTTTTCTTGGGCATTGTAAACTCCGGGGATTGTGCTTAGGACTTCATCCATTATAGCACCAATCCCCCGTGAGTCTTTTGATATCCAACTAGAAGTCACCGAAGTCGTGTGCAACGTCTTCCTCGGTGTCGCTCTTTTCAATTGGGGCTGCGCTGTAACTGCCTGCCGAAGTGCCGAGAATATCGGACACCTCAGAGAGTACAGCTTCCCTTTCTTCGTCGCTAAGGTTGTTCACGATAAAAGCAACAGTCCCGGGAACGGGGCTTCTGTCATGAACATAGCCGACCACATGGCCATCAAGACGCACCCGCTGGACGGGCATGTCAATCTGGCTTCTGGTGGCTATACACCTGGCTTTAACGCGATCAACAGTTACGACTGACATTAGGCAGCCTCTGGCGAGTATGCAGGGCCAGTGTCGCCGTCGAAGCAAAAGGTAAGGTTCAGCTCAAGCAGCTCGTCGATCTGGAGGCTAGGCTGCCCAACGCTCATCACAAAGCCGGAGCCCGTAAGAGTTGCGTTGGTGGTGTTAGCTGGGTCGCCAATTGGGAACGTGATTGTGATGTCCTCAGCAACGCCGGGGGTTGGGACGTTAACCGATGGGTCGAAAACTGCAGTCAGCTCGACTTGGCCGGGGTCAGTCAGGTCGCCGGCGATGAATCGCTTAAAGCCGGTGGTGTCCAGACATGATGCGTCGATCTTCTCTTGCACCCACTCGGGGAGTTCGATGCTGCGAATGCACCCAATGTCGCCGGTTGATGAAAGCACGACGGTCGCGCCTTGTCCGGTCATTCCTACGTAAGCCATGGTTGTTTATTCCTTCTCATAAAGGTAGTAGTTGATATCAAAAGATTGAATTGTCCGGTATAGCCACCTATCCGAACCGTCGTAAGGCCTATCTGCCATCTGGTAACTTCCAGTTCCTTGCGATATTGAGCAGACCTGAATGCCTCCGTAGTTCCCCTTGTGGAGAACCTTGCTCAGCGCTTTGTTCACAAGGAGCCAAAGTGAGTCTGAGTTAGCTCTTGACTGCGATATGCACTCAACCCTAACCCTTGATTTTTCCATCCCCATCCCGCCGCTCATGGTGTCAAACGGGGTGCTTGACACTGCCCAGAGGGTTATCGCTGGCATAACGGCATCTTGGCAAAGCCAGTCCGGGTAGATCCGGTCGCCAACAACTGCCGACACGTCGGGGTCGTTGGCTAATATGTATCTTATTGCTGCAGGTCCTGTAGCCATTACCAGTTAGCCCATTCGTTTTTCATTTTGTTGATATAAGCCCGCTCTTGCTCGGACGTTGTATTCCTTCCGGCTGGCTCCATGAACGGCCTTGGCTTGAGGAAATAAAACTTGCCCGTGCCCCAGAGTTCTATGACTCCGCCGAACTCAAGTATGTGCGCCTGGTTACCCCAAGGTCTCCGTGGTCCAACCATGTGAAGGTATCCATTCTTGATCGACTTCGGCTTGATGCCGACCTTGTCAACCATGGACGCTCTGCCCGCCCTTGCCTCTTGCTGTTCCTGCGACTTCTTGTGGAATGTCCCCGTCATCATCGAATTGCCGGGATAAGCCCCTTCGTCTGGGCCATGTGGCGAAGACCCAAGGTAAAGCATTGTGTTCGCTGTTTCCCTGACAATAATAGCAGCAGCCCTCCCGCTTTTTTTTGCCACGGAGTTCTGCATTTCAAACGGGAACCGCTGCAGGATCTTTAGTCCGTATTCCCAGCTCTTGGAGTCCTTGGATACGCTCATAAAAGCGCCTGCCTTGACCCTCCCCTTTGCCAGCGACTTCCTCTTTGCCCTCATGGACATTGCTTCTGCGCGGCTAAGCAATCTGCCGACCTTCCTGGGCCTACCTGTTCTACTGGGCATTTGGGGCCGCCTAACTTAGTTCGACTTCTTTTCTTAACTCAACTCGCATTTCTGACCTTGTTCCGTCAGGGTCACCGACGCTCGTTATCCCGTAGTTGTGACCGTTATGCACGACTCTCATTTTTGTCGTAATGCCCTCAACTGCAGCAAAGTTGCCAAATGCTGCATGAGTGGACTTCTCGGTTACCATGCGCCCCCTCAGGATTTCGCCACCAACAGTGGAGATAAATTCGCATGGCCATCCAGAGAAGAAAACATCCCAGTCGGACGGGTTGTTGTATGTCTTCTGGCCGTATGAATCCACGGTCCCGTTGTGGACCATGATGTCAATCGAGTGTCGCCTGAACCCAATTCTTTTTCTCATGGGTAGCTATCTCTTGTTAGGTTAGAAACGATTGCACGATAGCCGTTCTCTTGGGAGTGCAGCGCGGAAGACTCTTGGGCAGGGTCGTAAAACCACTTGCCGACGCATAGCTTGATTGCTGCCTGTATTAGCGCCGGTATGCAAGGAGCATCCGTTCCGTAGCCTGCAGTAAATTCTATTTGAACACTGTCGGGCTGCCCGAGTAAAACAACTGGCCACTCTTTGCCAATCGCTGGCACGAGTTCTTGTGATCCGTCAATGTACCTGTAGTCGGATGACGGTAGGGTTTGAAGGACGCCGTCAGTGTCGTAATACTTGACCGAGGCAATCCCAGTTACGGGCTTGAGATTGATTCTCAATGGATTCTCGAAACAAGGGCCCATCAAAACAAACGTGTTGGTGATTGTTATGCGATCTATGTCTCGCTCAATCCGGTCCTTTGCTGCGTAAATGAGAGACTGAATCTTTGAGTCTTGTGAAGTGTCGTTTTGCGCGATGTTAAGATGATCTTTTTGGTCGCTTACGGTTACCGGTAGCTCTTGGCTTCCTGTTGTTCTTTTTAGTGACCACTTCATTTGGACTAGCCTTAATTTCTTTCGCTACACTTAGGGATATGAGTGTATTGGCGACACCGATCTTGTCGGTGTCCCAGATTGCCCCGGCTGGAAATCCCAACCGGGGCTTTAGGAATTTGATCTTCATCAACTATGATTAGCTGAGGGTGATCTTGCTGAGGACCTCAGGGTTAACCGAAGCGATGTCAATCCGCTGAGTGCAGATGATACCGACTTGGTCGTTAACTGCAAACAGTTCGTTCAGAACGTTGAAGTTAAGGGCGCGACGATCACCGAAGTAGTGAGACACGCTCAGGTCGCCGAAGGTCACGATAAGGTCGCCGGAGGCAGCGCCAGCACCGGGCATAGCCGATACGAGGTTAACTGGGTATCCGAACAGGCTCGGGCGAACGCCAGATGCCAAGTTGCTGTCTGCGTTTCCGCCAGCAGCATTCAACAGGTCGCGAACTTGACCGTTGAACAATGTTGCATTCATGTACCACTCAGGGGACAATCCGCGCTCTTGGCCGGATGCAACAACAGCAGCCGTCAGGTCCTCGAGAGTCAGCGCAGCAACGCTTGCTACGTTGCTTTCTGCGATTGCGGCATCGTTCTCGATTCCGTCAGTGTAGATGCTGCCGCCCGTGAACAGGTTCTCGTCCTCAGCCTTCGCAAACGACCATGCAAGGTCGCGGACGATGGTGTCAGTCATGGAGATAACCGAGTCCTCGGAAACTTCCGTTGACATCTTGACCAAGCCGGCCATTTTCTTTGCCGTCAGCGTGATCTGAGCGAAAGTCAAGTCGCTTTCCGTGATCGGCGCAGCTTCTGCTGGGTAATAAACGGTTGCGTGACCGGTCAGCTTAGGAACCGACCAAGTGCTTGAACCCATGACAACCCGACGCAATGCGGTGCGAGCAACGCCGTAGCTTTCGACCAAGTCGATCAACTCGGAAGCCAGTGGTGCGGGAACGGTGTATCCACCCTTGTCGTCAGTTCCTTCGCTCTGAGCTGCCATGAACTCTTGAGCCTTTTTGTCTCCGCCGATTGCAGCCAAGAACTGGCCAGCGGTGTAGGCGTCTTCGCTGCTTGCGAAAACGTTGGACTTGTTGTATTTTGCTTTCGCAGGGATTGGTTTCGACACAGGGGCCTCACTTGGGGTTTCTTCGTCCAGAGGCTGAACGCCAGCCTGTGGCTCTTTGGAATTAGCTCTGGCTTCCACGATGGCGGCCATTTTCTCTTGGACTTTCTCGGCTTTGGCCTTGGCCACGCTCAGTGCCTCGAACTCATCGCTGAGCGCAAGGATCTGGTCGTTGTCGGCGTCGGTCAATTCGCGAGTTTCTTCTGCGGCCACGGCGGAGATTGCTTCCATTTCGTCAGCAATGCTTTCCAAACGAGCCTGAATTTCTGAAAGATTCATGTTAACTCTTGATTTTTAAGGGTTTACTCTGCGACCTTCGCCGCACAGCTATTATTATAGCCTAAAACCGCCGGCCAGCCTCAAACATCTAACCGGAGGCGCATCTTGACGGCAGCAGCCTTGGCTTTAGCCGCTATTACACAGGGAGCGAGGGCTAAAACCTTGGGCTTTTCGGAGGACGCCTGTGGCCTGCTTTTCTTGATTTCCTTGACTTCGTCGACAATATTGAGGTTCAGCGCCTGTTTTGCGGACAGATATGTCTCATTTTCCATCATTTCCACGAATTCGTCGCGGATTCCGCCCGACTTCTCTACGTAGATGTCAGCCAGCATGCCGTCGAGGGCGTCAAGTTGCTCGACAAGATCCTTAAAGGTGCCTGCGTTGCCCATTGCTATAGTCCACGCACGGTGGATCATTATCTGGCCGTTGCTATTGCAGATCAGGTGGTCGGCGGCGCATGCGATAGCGCTGGCGATACTTGCCGCAATGATATCAACGTGGATGGTTACCTTGCCCTCGTACTGCATCAGTGCGTTGTAGATGACCATGCCGTCCGAAACTGCCCCGCCAGGACTATCCAGGTTGATGAGGATGTCTTTTCCGTTGTGGTCCTGCAGTGCAGGAAGGAAGTCTTCGGCTGAGATTGCGCCCTCAAAGTCTCCGATTGGGCCACGGATTGTCATCGTTCCGGCTTCTGGGTTGCTTTCAAACATTATAAAATTCCTTTAAGGTTGGTTTAGTTGTCTTCTTTGAGTGGTGCTGGTTTTGGGGTGTCTGACTTGTCCTTTTCCGGGTCGGAGACCTTCTCCTCCGTGGGATCGGCCTCAGAAGGCCCCTCAGAGCCTTCCTCAGGCCCGTTGCCGAGAGTCATGACTGCATAGTCATCTTCCAGCTCGGGGACGGGAGAGAGGCCGTGGAGGGCCCTGACCTCATTGCCGGAGATCATCCCTTGCTGACGCAGGCTGCTGGTATAGAGGGCCAGTCCGTCGCGGTCATTTGCAAACAGAGGGCTGATATCCATCTTGTAGGCGTAGTTCCCAGCCTTTGCGTTTCTTGCCGACATAAGTTTCTTGTCGGCCTCTTGCTCGATCTTGGTGATCCATCGGTTGAGACAGTTTGTCAAATACACGGCCTGCCGCTCCGTGACGCTCTTGTAGACGCTCCCGGAGTCATCCCCGATAACCGACTCAAGCAGGAAAAGGAGGGCCGCAGCCTCTCTTTGGAACTGCCTCATTGCAATGTGGCTCTGGTCCATCGCTGGGTAGCTCATTGGGATGGCTTTCATGCCATTGCGAAGCAGGCCTGTTTTGCCCTGATTGTCAAGGCCAGTGTGGGCGTTGTTGAATGCCTCAAGGAAGGCCTGTGCGTCGTCGTTGGTTCCAAATGCACCGGTTGGAGCCTCCAGTAAGAGCCCGGGGCGCCCGCTGTTCTGGAAGATCGTTCCAGCCGACTCGCCTCCAGCGATTGATAGCCCGATGGTGTCTTTTGCGATGCTTAGGATGTTCTCACCCCAGTAGCCATTGGCAGACAGGCCCATGATGTAAAAACAATCCGCGTCTGGGATCTTGTACATCGTTCCGCCCTCTGACTTGGACTTGAGCTGCCCCTGCTCCGTGCCGCTATTGATCGACACGCAGTGCCACCGCTGGCCCTCGACCATTACGGTCTGAGTATTCTCTGCCTGGAGCGGTATAAGCGATGTTGGTTGTCCCATTGTGTTTCGCTCAATGTACGCACGTCCGTTGCCCATCAACAGGGCGTCGATCATCATCTTCTCAACAAGAGTCTGGCTTGTCTGGATGTCGTTTGGGGTTCGCCATACCTTGGCTCCACGGTCGGTCGAAACAATCTCTTGGCCTCCATTGGGCTTCGTCTCGTTCAGGTTCAGCGTCAGGCTGCTGAGGTGGCCACTTACCTTGCTTACGGCGTTCCAGATTTCAGGAACACCAAGGGCTGAATTCAACGTGACAGTGATCCCAGTTGAACTCTTTGTGCCGCCCAGCATTTGCGTCAGCCACGTCGACGGGTTTTTTAGACCCGAAGTAAGGTTGAAGAGATTTCCGATCTTGCTTGTAAATTTCATTTTCGTCTCATACTAGGTTAGATTAAGAAGTAACTGTCAGCGCGTCCTGGGGCTGCAGAAGCCCGAGAGAATGCCATGACCAGCGCAACCGCTGGGTCGATTTTCTCTATGCTCTCGCGCTTGCAGAGCATCATCCTATCCTGCTTGTCTGTGTCCGTGACAGCGTTGGCCATACACCAGCGCAGCAACGGGTTCCCGTCATGCGTGAACCGGCCATCTGCCATGCACTGCCGTATCTCCGAGATGGGAGTATTGAAGTGCCCGGTTGTCTGCGGCATTGCTACCGCTGGTATTCCATTGCTTTCCAAGTTCTCCGATGACCTCTGAGCCTGATAGGGATCGAAAGCAACTTCCTGACATCCGTGCTTTCGGGCCTCCAGGATAAAGTCCTGCTCCAGCTCCGACACTGGGAACTTTGAGGTTGTCAGGAGGTTTAATTCAATGAACTGCTTGAACGGCTCTTTCGTTAGGTCTCTTGTTGTGTCGAAGCTGATGTAGCTCTTTGTCTTTCCCTCGTAGCGATAAACGGGGCTACCAACCTCGTTTACCTCTCCGGTCCTGAATCTTGCAACCATCCCAAAGGCCGCAAGGTCGTTCCTTCCTCCGAGGTCAATGCCTCCGGCGATTGCGTCCGCGTTACGCCAGTCCGACAGCGTTCCGGCACAAGCATCCCACTTGTCCATGTTGAAGGCCCCGTCAAGGCTGGACACCATTCGGTTACCGTGGTATCTCGTGAATCGACTGAGCGCGATA